CCTCACTCGACGATACTCCTTTAATCTTTCTTTTAGATCAGGGAATATCTCTATCCACTGCGCATTTTCTATCTCATTTTCTTTAGACAGAAAAACATTCTTACAGAACTCTACTGAAGGCACACCATCCGTTGTTGGCCACGAAAACTCTTCCCCTGTCATGGCTATCAACTCTGGCATCTCTCCATTAGACTCGTTTGTTGTTTGGAGCCTCATAGTGATGACTGTTGCAGGAGTCCTCTCTATTAACTCCACCATCGAGTTCCATAATCTGGGATGAAGATAGGCGCCTGTTATCATGTAACCTCGCGCAGAATCGAACAATCTTCTATCAAGCATTGTACCCTTCCCAGGGACTTGCTGTCTAAGGTTTCCTATCAGCTTCAATAGATCTTCCTCATCTATTGCAGGCACTGGCTCCAGATGTTCTTTTCCTGCAATTACTCTCAGGTTCGCACCCAAGAATTTCTGATCACTGCAATACGTTCCTTCCTCCATCTCTTCAATCACAACTTGTGGATCCCACGTCCCTTCCTTAACTCTTAAACCCATCTTGGCAAAGAAGTCTATAGAGGCCTGAACATCCATAGGGTCTACTCTCTGGTGCTCATACAAATGGTAAGCTAGGACACTCTTCACAGTATCAAAAAGAGTTGTCCCCACTATACCTGTCAGCAAACCGGTTTTATTTGAGTACACATTTGCACCATCCACCATAAAGGAGGAGCCAATTGCCAAACTTTTCCACATTTCGCATACATATCTAAAGAAACTATTGTCTCCATGCCTCAATTGGTACTCTTTATAAATCCATTCCACTGTTATATCTATTGTATCCTTATCTAATGATCCATCCATCTGTTCAAAATCTGGATTGACCTGATACAACACGCCTCCTTTTCTAAAGACTTTCTTTACATCATCTCCGTAAACTATAACCTTTGTCCCTCCCTCTGGACACGAAATCATCCACTCCCACAGCTTCTTTCCACCTCCATGTGCATATGAAAAACCATATGCATTCTGGGACCGGCTATCATTATCAAACGTTGCAAGTTTTGCACAGAAATCCTGACACAAAATTGACAAAAGCATACATATGGGTGCCGAGAAGCACCAATAAGGTCTTGTTTTCTTAGACACTTTTGACATCTCATATCTATCCATCTTATTCTTGCACTCCGATATTAAAAACTCAGGGTTCTCTTTAAAGAACTCATTTATCGTTCCATTGCTTATACACTTCGCGATTTCCTCTAGCGCATCATATATTTTATCCTGAACCATTGCTTTCTGCTGAAAGAAAGGAGGGCCAGCACTAGATGCTCTATTTACATAGATGGTATCCAACAAACTGTTTAGATCTTGATTCCAATCAAGGAGTTTGCCTTTCAAAGGCATCCTCTTCTTCAATATATCAAAGGGATTATCGAAGCCCCACTCTGACAAAACCATCTTCATCATTTTTGGCTTACGCTCCGCCCATTTTGTAAGCCTAAACGAGAAGCCTGTTTTCGTTCCACCTGTATACGTCACTTTTTCTATTTCCTGCGGTGCTTCGGGGTTATACTTTAGCAATGCCTCTATAACTTTTCCAATCCTCTTCCTCGAGACAAACGTTCTACTAACCGACACGTGGGGTCCAGACAAGTTGAGCCCCCGTACATGATACTTTTCTGATGGTAATATCCTTGCATACTT